GTCGATCAAGGTCATTTCGTAAGCTTTGCCCATGTTCGACAGGTTTCGGGGATTCAGAGGGATCCGGATGGCCGTGCGGGGGTCCCAAGAGCGTTGAGGCCGAGAGCCCTGTGTGAAAGTCTGAGAGCTCTTGTACGCTTGAACGCGCTGTCTTTGGCGTGCTTGACTTCTGCCGCTTTGCGGAACTTTGACCACGATTTTCTTCGTGGTCTTCTTCTTCTTGTTTTTGGTTCCAAGGGCAGAAGGGGCAGGATTCGTTGTTTTGGGCATACGAGTGGGGGTAGAGTATGTGACAAAAATAACAGTGGTGGGACTCAATTTTGTAAAAGGAGTGGAGGGTGAGATGTTTTTAAACTTTTCTTCCGCATGCGCGCCGTGGGCGGCGCTGCACCGTCAATAATAATCGACAATTGCCAACTGGCGGAAAACTCGATGGTCAATTATTTCAAACGGGCCGCTGGGAAGTAACTTTGCGGCTTCTTTCAACTCCTCCTCGGTGACGTCGTAACGTTGGCAAACCTGAACAAGACCTTGGTGGGTCAAAATGGGTTTGGGTGCGGCGCCAGCCTGAACTGTATACTTGTCACTGTCGATGTGCATGCGACCTCCTGCTCGGGGCCACATTGCGCACATGTCACCTAAGAGTGGGACACGGATCATGTTGCGATAGCCCATGAGCACTTCTTGGACAAATCGCCTGCATGCAGCATCGAGAAAATCTTGAGGCCGGTTCTTCAATCTATGTCGGAGGTCAGCAAAAAGGTGATAGATCGGAGTGACAGACTTGCCGATCTTCAAAATTCTTGACGGGAGAGGACCCCAGTGCAGACCGTCGGTGGTATGGTACCACATGCCCTTCAAAAAGGTTGCGCGGTCAACGCTGGTGAAACTCTTCAATTTGACCTTGAAACCCAGAGCAGCATACCTCTCAAGAACGGGCATGGATGGTGGGAATTGAGTGAAGACGGCGGCGGATGAAGCGAGGGACGATGTCGAATTGCCGGAACTGGTGGTCACATTTCCAGTGACACGTTTTGGCTGCAGTCCGAAATCCAGGATCCAGACGTTTCCCCAACCCAAAGCCCCAAACGCCGCGACCAATTTCCCTTTGGCCGTCGTTTGGAAAAAAGCGATAGTTTTGGAGGAGACGCCGAATCGTCGCATCATCCCATTTTCGAATTTGAGAACGCCCTGACCTTGACTTTGGTCAAACTGGACAGCGTCCACTTCCCAGATCGTGACGACTCCATTTTGGTCACAGATGATGATGAGAACATCATCACCTGACGCAATAATGTGAATGGTGCCTGGAGAAAGGGTCGAAAGAGCCCGTTTCATCCACAGCGTGAGATCGACGTCATTATAAGCACCAGCGTACGTGAGGGTCACCATCCAGTCAAAATCATAACCAGGGATGGTGAAGACGTTGTCTTGGTTGAACCACTCCTTGAACCGTTTGTAGAACCCAAACATTTCAGGGCCAACTGCAGTCTGAACAATCTCATTGACATTCTGGAGATTGCGAAACTTGTAGTCGTCGTTTGGTTTTAGAACAGCCTCATTGCACTTGATCTGCGTCTTGGTTCGGGATGCCAGGCGGTGGATATCTTCCACACTGTGTCGGCGAATCTCGACCATTGCACGCGCAAAACGTCTCTTGTGGGTGGAATCAGTGAAATGATTGAACCACTCAAGCTCCAGATGGGATCGTTCGATCTCCAGCATGGGATGAGGCATTATGGCTTCGAAAATTGGATTAAGGATTGTGGTCCAGGCGATTTCCTGCGTGACAGGGTCCAACGGTGGCGCCTTCAAGACACGCGTGCGAAGAACAGAATAGAGATTGTGATCATTGTTCTCGCAAACCTGGAGAAACACGCCATGGTAGGCGTGAATCAGTGTCCAGGGGGTGCTTGGTTTTGGCGTGACGTCGGACATCCAGGGTTGCATTGGGGTAGCACCAATCTCTGGATTTTGGTCAGGCAAGATGGCGGTGCTGATGGCGCGCCGCGGGCGGAGACACAATTCAGGTTCGAATTGGATGCGCCCATTTGGGATGCAAAAATCCTCACCATTGTCTGTGGCGGGAATTGCGCTGTAATAATGCTCCATGAACTGGTGACCGAGGGTCGCTGGCTTCGCGTGGTCATTTGTCTTTGCCCCGAAGAGACACATTGGCAAAAACCCGACCACATTAGCTACATGGCCGTAACCAGTAAGAACGAGGAGATTGTGCAGCGAGTGGGTGAGAACAGCCACAGGATACGGGAGCCGTGTCCAAGTGTAATGCTTTGCGGCGTGCAAGCACATTGTCAATGGAGCCATGTCGTTGGTGTGTTCACACAACTCCATAGCGACAAGCGCCAACTCAGAAACGTTGTGAAGACGTTTGACCCATTACTCAAAAAGAGGAGCAACAAAAACTGC